AAATGGTAGATTTGCTGAATTTAAACCAATCATTGTTAATGGTAGAATAACTGATGTTGCTGTAGTAAACAGAGGTAGAGAATATAATTCAAGTCCTGAAATTAGGGTAACATCAACAGGTGCTGGTGCAGGTGCTGTTGTTAGACCAATTGTTGAAAATGGTCAAGTTGTTGATGCTGTAGTTGTTAATACTGGTATTGGGTATGATAGCGTATCAACAGAAGTAAGATCATTCTCAAGAGGTATTAATGGTGCATATGCTGCTAGAGTAAGAAGTCTTACATTGAACAATACAAAAAGATTTGGTGAGTCACTATTAACAGAGAAAGAAGGTGCTTTAAAATTTGGTATCTTAGGGTATTCTCAGGATATTGCAAGTAGATTTGAAGATACATTTACTGTTAATTCAAATGGTGAATTTAATAAAGTTACTGGTCATTCACCAATCATAGGATGGGCATATGATGGTAATCCAATATATGGACCTTTTGGATATTCAGATCCAACTAATATTAACTCTGATTTAAAAATTATAACATCATCATACACTCCAGATATTAGTAAAGTAAAAAATAGACCAACTGGATATGAAGCAGGTTTCTTTGTAGAGGATCATATTTTCAATGGTTCAGGGGATCTTGATATTCATAATGGTAGATTTGGTAAAACTCCAGAATTTCCTAATGGAGTATATGCATATTTTTCAACAGTAGGATTAGGTACAAATACTAATAAATTAGAGGGATTATATCCATACTTTATAGGTAATTCATTTAGATCACCTGTAATTAAAGAAAATCAAACTTTAACACAAGAATTTGATTTTAATAATTCAGGTTTAAGAAGAAATACATACCCTTACAATGTAGATGAAAAATTTGGTGGTAATGATTTTATTATAGAATCGTATGAAAAAATAAGACAAGTATCCACAATTGAGTCAGTGACAAAAGGTGGAGTTGATGGATTTAATATTTTAAATGGTGGTTCTGGTTACAAGGTTGGTGATTTAACAGAATTTGATGACGAGGGTACAAATGGATCTGGATTCCGTGCACGAGTTGATGAAATAGTTGGAATTGGAATATCTAGAATTGACACAACAATCGTTCCATTTGATGGTGCCACATTTGAATGGAAGAGTGGAGATGAAGTTGAAGCAACATTTTTACCATTTATCGAATTAAATGATGAAACAACAGTAAACATATCAGGATTGACTAGTTCAATTGTTAACTTAACTAATAATTTCAGTGTAGGTGTTAAAACAGATACTATTGGTCTTGCTAAATCAATGACTGTGGGTTCTGCTAGTGGTTTAATACAAGACATTTACGTAAGTCAGATACCAAATACGGTTGCAATTGGAGGATCATTAAAAGTTGGTTCTGGAAATGTAAATCTGGATAGTGAAATTGAAACATTACAAGTATTAAATATATTTCCTCTAAGAAAAGTCATAAGAGTGTTAAGACATGTAGGTGTTGCTCATACGTTAGGTTCAAATGTTGATGTTTTAAATAATCGCATCAGTATTCCAGTAAAAACAAGTCAATTTAAATCAGAACCAAAACAAACTATATTCTTTAATGGACCTCAATCTGTTGGAGTTGGTACAACATCTGGTGGTGCAATTGAGGTAGAAAGAGTTACTGGAGAGATAAAAGAAAATATTTCTATACCAACCAGAACAATTCATATTCCAAATCATCCATTCAAAACGGGTCAAAAGTTAGAGTTGCACAAGAGAGTTGGTGCGAATCGTTTTGATGTGGGTAGAACTTCACTAGTAAATGAATTTAAATTACCATTCCTTGGTCAAAATTCAACAGAGGTCTTTGTTATTGATAAAGGTGTGAATAATATAGGTCTTGTGACATCTAAAGTTGGTATTGGAAGCACTGGTGAAGGATTATTTTTCTATAGTAATGGGTCAGCATCTGGTATTTCATCAGGATTATATAATTTACAAACAACAGAGGATAGAGTTACAGGTTCTATTGAAAAAATTACAACTACTGTATCTACTAATGTTTCTGCTGCAAATACAACAACTCATAATCTTGTAGAAGGTGATGTAATTAGAATGAATGTAGTTCCAAATCTTAACGTTGGAAATGGCACTACTACACCAGTGTCTGTTAATTACAATTCTGAATTTGAAAAATTAATCATAGATCCTATACTATTCACTGCTTCAGATGTTGAAACAAATCAAATTGACATAGTTGATCATGGATTTGAAACAGGTGATAAAGTATTTTATGATGGTGGTGCGACTGGATTAAGCACAGGAACATATTTTGTTAATAGAGTAAGTAGTCGAAGGTTTCAATTATCTGAAACAATAGAAGATAATAGAGCAAACCCTGTAAGAACAGTTAGTATTACTGCAAACACTGGTGGTAATCAATCAATCGCATTAATAAATCCAAGAATTGATGTTGTTAAAAATTCTAAATTAAATTTTGGTTTAACAAGTAGCACTTTACTAAACTTTGATTTCAAATTATTCTATGATAGAGATTTAACTAATGAATATTTGAGTTCACAAGACTCTAGTAGTTTTAATGTAGGGACTGCAGGTACAATCGGAATTGGTACTAATAATACAGATCCAGTTGGTGCTGCACTTACTGTTCAATATTCTGCATCATCACCAGGTAGGTTGTATTATGGTTTAACAAAGGGTGGATTTATTAGTACTGCGGATACTGAAGTTTCAAATTATTCTGAAATAAGATTTATTGATAGTAAGTATAATGGAGAATATAAGATAGCAAACGTAACTGATGATACATTTGAAATTTCTCCAAAAACTCCTGAATTTTTAAGTTATACTGCTGCAGATTGTGAAAAATTAGAATATTCAACAAAATCAACTGCAGTACACGGTTCTATAAAAGATTTAGATATTATATCTCCTGGTTTTAATTACAAAAAACTTCCTCAATTTAAGTCTGTTAATAGTGAAAATGGTACTGATGCTAATATCATCGCATCATCAAGAACTATTGGAAGAATTAAAAAGATAAGGATTGTTGACATTGGATATGAGTATTCTTCAGATAAAACATTAAGTCCTCAAGCATTTATATCACCAGTTGTTAATATTGATAACCTTGATATTATTGATGCAGTTGATATCAAGAGTGGTGGTGCAGATTATATTAGCACACCTAATCTTATCGTATTCAACCCTGTTACAAATACAATAGTAGATAATCTATCTTTACAGGCAGTTACTCCAAACCAAACAATATCAAGAGTTGACATTTTATCACCTGTTACTGGTTTAGATTCGGTTGTTCATAAAATTATATCAATAAACAATTCAAATGGTGTGGGTATTAACTCACTTCAAACTAGTAATTCTGGAGTGGTAACTTGTTTCCTTGAGACACCTATAAATGGTTTTGATGAGCAACCTTTTGCTGTTGGTGATGAAATCTTCATTGAAGGTATTCAGAGGGTTGGTGAGGCAGGAATAGGTGCTACTCAAGGTGGAATATCAACTAATACTACGATAGAAGGAACAGGTTATAATTCAAATAATTATAATTTCCAATTCTTTGATGTTATAAACTATGCTGCTGGAACTCAATGCGTTTTAGAATTTAATTTATCTGGGGTTACTACTAATCCAGGTATCGCTAAAACATTCCAATCTGGTTATGCTACACTAATTAATAAGAAAAAATATCCTGTGATTGAACCTGTTCAATCAAGGGGTGTCTTTGAATTGAAAGAAACTTTAATTATTGATAATATAGTTACAGATTTAAAAGTTATTGAAGTAAGAAATGATTATATTAAAGTTGATGGAAAATTCAAATTAAAAATTGGTGATAGGGTAAAAGGTCAATTAAGCAACGTATCTGCAGAAATTACAAGTCTTGTAGATAATCAAGCAAAATTCAATACAGATTTCTCTAATAGACAAGATTATGGTTGGTTAGATGATATTGGTAAGTTGAATGAAGATTATCAAGTAATACCAGATAATGATTATTATCAAAATCTTTCATACACTATTAAGAGTTCAATTGAATGGGAAAAATTTGTAAATCCTGTTAATCGTTTAGTTCACCCCTCTGGACTTAAAAACTTTGCAGATACAACAGTCACATCCAACATTACTGTTGGTGTTGGGGAAGTACGTGATTCAGATCAGGTAGTTGTATTAGATGTTGGTAATGTTCTTGAATTAAATGATAAGCAAAGAGTTGATGCTATCAATAACTTTGATTTAGCAAGAGACTTTGATACAAGAGTTAATGGTTCTAAGTTTTTAACAATTAAAAATAGAACATTAACAGACTTTACTAGATGTAAAACTAATAGAGTTCTACTCCATGATGATATAAGTGATAATTTCTCAAGTGAAGGTTTTGAAAGCACGAATACAATCATAGAACCATTAGTAGAAGATTTTGCTCACTATCTTATACAAATAGTTGATCCAGATACATTAGATGTACAATTCTCTGAGATAGTTACATTAACAACTGAAAATGATGCATTCATTCTTGAAAAGACCTCTGATTTTACAAATATAAAATTAGGTGATTTTGATACCGAGATAACAACAACTGGAACTAAAAATTTACTATTTGAACCAACAGAGAAATTTACAAGAGATCATGATATTAAAATATTAAAAATAGATTTTAGTACAGATTTAAGTGGAATAGGGACTAATGGAATTGGAAGTATTGATTTAACTGGTGTTAACACTGGCATAGGTAGCACAACTGTAGGATTTACAACGTCATCAATAGTTGAAGTTCCAACATTTGATTTTAATTCGTTATATGCAACTATTTTTGTTCAAGATAGTTTTACAAAAGAAATTAATTATAATGAAGTAATTGTGGACTTTGATGGAACTGACACCACCATTGCTGAGACATATGTTGACACTCAATCAGGATTGAGTAATAGTATTGTTGGTGTAGTCACTGCAATTGTTGAGAATAACTTAGTCAAATTACAAGTAGAAAATGATAGAGTTAATACTCTTGATGTAAGGGCAAATATTGTAGGGTTGGGTTCTACTGCATCAGGTATCGGAACATATCGTTTCTCAGTTGCTGGACAACCAGCAGGTGCTGAGAGAAGTGCTAGATTAGAGTCTGGTTACACCACTGGAACATCAAGTCCAATAACTTACACTACAATTAATAAATTAATTGATTCAAGTGTAAAATCAATAGTAAGAATATCATGTGGTAATACATCAGCAGTCCATCAGGTAGTCTCTATGAGAGATGCTGATGATATTGTAACTATTCAATACCCATTTGTTTCTGCTGGTTCTACAACTGGTATCGGTACATTCGGTGGTGAAATAAGTGGTGACAATATTAATTTGAAGTTCTATCCAGATGCTGAGTTTGATTCACTAATTGAAGTACAATCATATAATCAAATATTATATACTGCAAGTGATTTTGAAAATACCCCACCAGATTTAAGATATGGTACAGTTGACCAAAGATTATTTTTATCAACTTATGATGGTGCTGCTGGACTTAGAGCAAATAAAAAAGATTTTATTCTTAAGCATAATGAAATTCCAATTTATTCTAAAACATTTAATCCAGTTGGAACAATAAGCACTACAACTGGTGTAATTAATATACCAAGTCACTTCTTTAATACTAACGAAGAGTTGACATACACACCAGGTTCAACGTTTATTGGTGTCGCAGGTACTGCTGTTTCAATCGGTGCAACAGCAAATATCGCTGGAGTTGTAACAAATATATTACCAGATACAGTTTATGCTAAAGTATTAGATGAAAATAGATTTGAGTTATTCACAAGACCTGAATATGTTACTTCAGGAAATGCTGTAACGTTCACAGGACTTGGAGGAGGTAATACTCATAAGTTAACTATGAGAAAACAGTTAACTAAAACTATAATTGGTTTAGATGGTGTTGTTCAACAACCAATTACATTTACATCTATAACTCATAACTTAGGAATTTTTGATGGATTTACACATAATAATGGAATAGGTATTGGACTTTCACAGTTTGTATTAAGTGGTATTAGTTCTATTCAACCAACTGATTTCCTCAAGATTGGTGAAGAATATTTAAAAGTTACTGAAGTTGGATTCTCAAGCACACCAACTGGAACTATTAATGATTCAACTGATGTGGCATTGGGTATTGCAACTCTCCCAGTTGTAAAAGTTGAAAGAGGACAGTTAGGCATTGCAGCAACTTCACATTTAGCGAATGCTACAGCTAGAGTTCATAGAGGTTCGTTTAATATAGTTGAAAGTAGAGTATTCTTTGCAGAACCTCCAAAAGGTAATAATAGATCAAGAAGAGATGAAACAAATTTACCATTTGTAAAAGCAGATTTCAGTGGAAGAACATTCCTTAGAAGTGATTATACAACCAATATGTTGTTTGATGATATATCAGACAACTTTACTGGAATAGGTAAAACTTATAGTCTAACAGTTGGTGGTGCAAATACTTCTTCTGGAATAGGATTAGGTAATGGTGTTCTATTCATTAATGGTGTATTCCAAACTCCTTTAACATTAAACAACACAGGAAATAATTATGAATTCCAATCAGATACAACTGCTGGAATTTCAACAGTTATATTTACAGGTATTACGTCTACAAATGGAGACTTTATAGTATCAGAGTTTGATATTAACCAAAATCAGGTTCCAAGAGGTGGTTTGATAGTTTCACTTGGTTCCACACCTGGTCAAGGATATGCTCCATTACAAGGTGCTAAAGTAAAAGCATTTAAAAATGAGGATGGTGCATTGACAAGTATCGTAGGTATTGGCACATCATCTGGATTTAGTCTTGGAATTCAAACTGCTGCTTATGATAATGCTACTGGTATTATTACAGTCACAACAAATACTGTGCATGGATTTGGATTGGAAAGACCAAATACAGTTAAATTAAAAGGACTGGAATTTAGATGTCCTAAGACAGTCGTGGGTACTCCAACTAATGCCACATATAATCCAGCAACTGGAGTGTTGGTATTAACAATTCCTAATCATGGATTAGTTAATGGTGATGCAGTGGTTCTCGATACAGGTTCAATTTGCTTTACATGTGATAAAGATGGCAATAACTCTACTCATTGTTATCCTCGTGCAACTGACCCTGCTGCAGGACAATATTTGACAATAAGCAATAGAACTACAAATACCTTTAGAGTTAATGTTGGTGCATCTGCCCCAAGTGATCAATATGTTCATACATTTGTTTCTGCGGCTGCTAATTCAGTTAAGACTATCGGTGGTGGTGGATATGTAGGAGTTACAACAACAATCTTCCAAGATCATGAAAGACCACTGTTTGTTGTTGGTATCGTTTCTGATAGAACATTTGAAGTTCAAGCAGGTGCAAGTACAATACCTCACACATATCAGGGTGGTGGACATGCATTTGAATTCTTTGAAGACTTGACATTTGGTTCAGGATATCGTGGTGGTTCAGTCGCAATCGGTGTTACTGATGAAGCATATGAACATAGATTTGTAAGTGCTGGTATTAATTCAATCCGTAAAGGTAATTTTGCTGCGACTGGTTCAAATGCATTTACAGCGACCAATGCAGTTTATACATCTCATACAGGTCAATTAATTCTTACAATACCAAATCATGGTTTATCTACAAGTGATACAGTTGGAATTGATACTGGTGGATTAGTGTTTAAATGCTCTAAGGATAATTTCTTCTCAAATCATCCATACCCACGTTCACTATCTAAGACAAGTTCTCCAAATTCAGATCCAGTTGCTGGTATTCAAACTGCAATTATTGCTACAACACTTAATACAATCACTCTTAATGTTGGACAAGGTGGTGGCGGTGGAACAGGAGCAGTTGTAACTGCGACAGTTGGTGTAGGTGGAACGCTTGCATTTAATATCGTCTCTGCAGGTACAAGTTATGTTAATCCAAAAATTATAATTCCAGAACCTAATTATGATAATTTACCTGTCATAGGTATTTCTAGACAAGGTATAGGTGCAACAACTGACACAGGTTCAAACTTACTGATTGATGTAAAAGTCAGTGCTGCAAAAACTACTGTTGGTATTGCTTCTACATCATTTGAAATATCTGAGTTTCAGATTGCAAGACCTGGACACTCATTTAAAGTAGGTGATAAGTTTAAACCAGTTGGATTAGTCACTGCTGCTCATCTATCAGCACCAATACAAGAATTTGAATTAGAAGTAACACGAACTTTCAATGATAAATTCTCATCATGGCAGTTTGGTGAATTAGACTTTATTGATAGTATTCAAAACTTACAAGATGGTTCAAGAACAAGATTCCCATTATTCTTCAATGGACAATTACTTAGTTTTGAAAAAGATACAAATAATGCTCGTTCACAACTAATTGATTTGAATGCAGTTCTTCTCATATTTGTTAATGGTGTACTACAAAAACCTGGTTCTGCTTATGTGTTCGAGGGTGGTACAACATTTGAATTTATTGAACCACCAAGAGTAGAAGCAAAAGTAGATATTTTCTTCTATAAAGGTCAAGAGGGAGTTGATGTTGATGTTGCTGATATTCAACAAACAGTTAAAATTGGTGATGAGGTAAGATTATTCAAACATTCTGTTGGTGTTTCAACCTCTCAGCAAGCAGAAAGAACAATTAAAGAACTATTGGGTGCAAAACTTGTTGAAACTGATATTTACACTGGTGCTGGTATTGATGAAAGTAATGACAAACCAATAAGATGGACAAAACAAAAAGTTGATATTGTTTTAGGTGGTAAAAAAATTGATAAGTCAAGAGAAATATTGGAACCACAAGTTTATCCAACCTCTAAGATTATTGGTGATTTTACAACTACATCTGGAACTCAGTCTACTAATGGAATATTTGTTGATGATGCAGAAGTATTCTTCTATGAAAAAGGAGATCATTTAAGTGCAAGTGCACCAAATGAGACAGATGGTGATTACAATTTATCATTTAACACTGTTGATGCCTTAGTAACTTCTGGAGAAATAAATGTTGGTGCATCTGCTACAGCGATAGTATCAGCAGCAGGTACAATAACTTCTATTGATATAACAAATGCTGGTAGTGGATATGATAGTGCAACAATAAAAATTAGTTCTCCACTTGTGGGAGTTGCAACATTTATACAATCTGATGGAACAGTTGGTGTGGCAACAACTGCAACAGCGACTGCTACTATTACAAATGGTTCAATATCTGCAATAAATGTTACGAACGCTGGATTTGGTTATTCAAATGTAACTCCACCACAAGTTATAATTGATTTACCCTCCTTCAAAACAGAAAAAATAACATCAATCAGTAATGTTGAAGGATTTACAGGTATAATAACTGGTATTAGCACAGTAACTAATAGTGGTCAATCAGCACTTAAGTTCTTCTTTAGAGCAGATAAGGCAGCAAATTCACTATTAGTCAATTATCCAGTGTTCATTACAGATACACCAGTAGGAAATGGTGTGGTGTCTGTAGACACTCATAATTCGTCTATTGTCGGAATAGGTTCTACATTCTTAGATAATATTTACAAAGTTCATGCAATTCAAACTTTAGGTGAGAATGGTGAAATTACTTGTAATATACAAAATGGTCAAACTACAGGTGTAGGTGCAGGACTGACTGGTAATTTCAATAATAGTAATCCAGGCATTGCTACACATCTAGGTCGAATTACATGGGGTAGATTATATAATGCATCACGAGCAGATAGTCCAATTTCTATCGGTGTTACTGGTTTGACAGTCAATTCTGGATTGACAACGTTCCCAACTATCCAAAGAAAGAACTATACAGCTGCATCTCTAAGAGGTCTAAGATCTTCTGGTGCGATTAGAGTGTTTGGACTTTGATTAAATTACCACTATAAATAAAAGGAAAAGAAAAGTTTAGATACAATGTCAGCGATTATTACTGATCAATTTAGAATTCTGAACGCAAACAACTTT